ATAGGTGCTCCTTCGTTGCTGACTATAGGTGCTCCTTCGTTGCTGACTATAGGTGCTCCTTCGTTGCTGACTACAGGTGCTTCGCTAACACTCTCAAGAATCAAATCGTTATCATCATCTTCAGGTTCTTCCAACTCTTCTTCTGGACGTACTTCCAGAACTTCATCATCCTCGTCTTCGACTTCATCTGATGATTCTTCTGGTGTTCCTGGGTATGTAGGAGTGTCAACATGTTCTCCATCTTCGATTTGTGGGACATTGGTGGATAGATCTCTCATGAGGATATCGCCGATTGGCAAAAGCCGTAAAATTGCCTGTTCAATACCAGTCTTGATAGCTTGGATCGATCCTCTCAAATTGTCCTGCTTTTCTCTTGATGAAATATTCTCATCCATCAAGTATGCGTTCTTGTAGAACTCTCTTGCAGTTTCGATATATACTCTGTGGATAAAGTGACTGAACTTAGGGACGGAAATCTCCAAAGTATTAGCACTGTTTCTGTTACCGGTGTGTGCAGTAGCCAATATTTTTGTACTGTTGATAAAAATGACTGTTACTAACTTGTCTAAATAGTTACATTGAGTAACTTCTTGAATTCTCTCTGTCTCTTTATCTATTATAATCTGATTCCATAACTGAACATCTGCCAATTCTAACTGGAAACTCTCTCTCACATTTTTTCCTCGTAAGTTTTCTTTACTGTTCTCATAAATATTCTGAATTCCCTCATAAATTCGCGGTGTCAAAAGAGATATCAACTGGTTAGTGTAAGCATTTTTTGCATCAACAAGAATAGCATTATTATTCTCCATTTTTGTAATAATGAATATATAAATTATTTTTAAATAACGCAACTTGTGAACACAAAAAAAAAATGTATGATGTTTTATATATGGATAATAATAACACTTCCAATTTGCTTAAAAATGAACCTGCAAATGTGTTCTCACAGGCTTTGTCAAAAGGAGTTGTTAAAAAAACGGGAAACACTTTAGATGATGTTTCAAAAAGCACAAGTAGTACTACAAGCAATCTTTACAATACTGCGAAGAACACTTGGGCTACACAAGTTCAACAATTCAATCAGATGAGGAACTTTGTATATGGTAATTCCAAACCTATGGCTTGGGTTATATTATTCGTTTTATTCTTCATCATCATTATAATTTAATTTTTTTCTCTGTAAATTTATATATGACTAACTCAAACCCTAAATGTATAAAATGTAGTAAGGAACAAGGATCTCCAAACAATTGTATATGTAATGATGAACAGAGATGTGCAAGATGCAAAGGATGTTCATGGTGTATCAATCACAGTATGAATGGAAGATGTGTACCAAACAGTAAATACAATCGCAGAAACTGTCCATACAGCTTCTCCAAAATACCAGATGATAAAAAATGGCGTGAACCAGAATACTCCGATGAAGAGGTTAGAGTAACTACTCATGTTCCAGTTTTTATGAACTTGAGTATTTACAAAATAATCTTCATCGCAATAGTTTTAATATTGTTGATAATTCTACTCATAACATTTCTTTTTGACAAAAAACCCAATGTTGATAGTGTTAACAAATCATTAAACATTCCAAGAAACTTCAATAGAGGTAATGGACGAAACAAATTGAACTTCTAAACTTCAGGTTGTAATGTACCAAACTTCAGCTTGCAATGCACCAAGCTAGTGGGTAATCTAATCCTTCAACTCGCGGATTTGCCCTCAACATATCACTGTACTCTTCCTCTGTCATTGTAACATGTTCATAATCATCTGAATCTTCATCACAATAGTTATAAATTTTGTATCCACCACATTTACGAACAACAAATACATAGTGTGCATACTTCTTTCCAAATGAATATAAAAGAATACATGCATCAAATCCTTTTATCTTATTCAAATTATAAGTTGGTTTACCTAAACGTACAATTTCACAATCCATCATATTCCATCTGTGTGTTCCAACCTTATCGTCTGTGGAACATTTACGCATCAATGTCCGAGTAGTCATTTTTGGATAAGTCCCGTGCTTATAATAGTATGCATTAATTAAAGCAACCGGTCCACAACTGATTCCATCTCTCTGAATCTTCATCATCTTGAATAAGATCCTTGTCTTTAAATAAAGGGAGATTACATCTCCCTTTTGAACCCTACGCATTGTTAACTTTAATTATAAAATAAGTGTTAGCTATTTTTTAAACCCTTGGAAATTTAAAATGAAATTGATTGTGTCCAACTTTGAAGTTCTGATGAAAATTGTTTCATTTTAAATTTCCAAGGGTGTAAAAGGAGCTAAAAGCAACTGGTCCACAACTGATTCCATTTCTCTGAATCTTCATCATCTTGAATAAGATCCTTGTCTTTAAACTTATCAGAAGGTTTAAGGTTTACTCTAGAAAGGACTTTATTTGCTGTTTTGAATCCAGTTGATATTAGGATATCAATCTCAATATCCTTTAACAATTCAACACTTTTTTCATCATTCCAACTATTACCTGTTAGCGATGATGCGAACCTGATACTGTCATTTGTGATGACAAAATCGTATCCAAGAACAACTTTGATTGCAATGATAAATGCGATAATTGCCAATGATTGAATGGTTTTAGTGGATATAAAATTGTTGAAAGATCGTATCTTATCGTAAACCATCTCAACAACGCATCTTCTGATAACTTTCTTAAAATATATAATTTCAGCATCTGTGAGATTATATTGTTTTCTTTTAAGATAAGATAAATAAATAATTTCTGGAGCATCGATTAGTTCATCTATCCAATCAAAAATAATTTTATCATGTTTCTTATTGTAATTAACAATATCTGATCCCTTTGGAAAATAGATACCGTACTCATCTTTTCGATGCTTTTTGTATTTTTTAAAAACACTGCCTCGCATGCTTTATGTATATACTTTATATAGTAAATAATTATAAATTCAATTTTTTTAATCAACATTCTTGTTCCCGTGTGACGTTAAACAATCAAATTCTTTACAAGTTTTAGTTAAATTTTTATATTTAGTTAGATAATGTTTAACAGTACTAATTTTATAATCTTCATTATGATGTTTAGTCATTATTTATTATATAAAAATATAATAAAAAAACGTTCATTTTAAATCTTCAAGGGTGTAAATTATAAAAATCAATTTTTCGGTTATTCTATCATAAATTTGTTAGCATAAAACGGTTTGATACAATAACAGTATATACCATCTTTCTACCGTTTTTTTTCTAGGAAACCCTTTTCAAATTTGTTATTGTCCAGTTTAATTATCACGTTGTGCTCATTGTTCATAATATCTAATAATTCGGTTGGAACGTTTCCAGTAAGTTCATTATCATTAAACATTAAACGTGTAATATTTTCCAATTTGCTAAACTCTGTTGGAATAGATCCAGATAGATTGTTTTTTGAACAATATAACTCTTCCAATCTCTTCAATTTTCCAAACTCTGTTGGGATTGGTCCACTCAATAAATTATCTGCAAGATAAATAAACTCCAATTTTTGTAAATTACAAATCCATTTTGGAATATCGTTTCTAATTATTGTATATGATAAATAAAGCTTTTTCAAATGTTTTAGTTCACCAAAAACATATGGTAAATCTAGTCCATTTGAACCATTTTCAGACTCAAAATATGTTAATTTATTATTTTCAAATACAATACCCCATATTTCATCAATACTTCTTGCATTACCAAAAATGTCATGATTTTCATTAATCCAGACAATAATATTCTTATCTGGATTTAGTTTCATTAGATATTGTAAAGAATCTTCATCTTTGATATTGTTGTTATCATTTGTCAACTCTATTCCATTATGTATTAATCTGAATAGACAAGAATGTACACCAATCTCATCTGCGATACGTTATTTAATTACAATACTATCAGTTGATAGTTCAGCTGGGATTGTTATTGATATTTTTTTGAACAATTTATATTGTTAACATACAGTGTAATATCATTATTCATGGTTCGGAATGATAATTTATAGTGTTTGTTGTAAAAAAAACAATTTTTATCATTAAGCTGTTTGAGACATAACGCCAACTCTCTATCAACATCTTTTTCAATATTTAAATTGGTTAAACTGAATATTCTGTTTAATGAATTGAATGTATGTCTCCTCAAAAATATTATCAAATATTTTCTCTGTTAAAAAGATCAACTTCACTCTTTCTCTTTTCAAACTTGTAAAGAAGAAACTGATCAAGTGTTACAACAGAATTGTAAACTTTATTTGGACAAAAGAGAAGAACTGTTACTTCATTATTATCATTACTATCAAACATTAGACATCTGTCGTCATATGGTCGATTAAACTCACAACTCTCCAATCTCTTTTTATAATTACCATAAATATTCATCTCAATTGGATAATTGTCGTACTCGAATTGTTCTTATTTTATAAAAATCATTTTTTTTGTAAAACTTTGTTGTGATAAATTGTAAATTTTACTTATAGTTCCACCTTTACGGGAGTCCCAGATTCGATTGACCTTTGGAGAGCAATGCAAGCATTGTTTGCCTGAAACGCTTCTTGGATAGATGGAGTCATCTCAGTATCGTTAACAACACTATTAACTAGGTTCTTAACAATCTCTGTGTCACCTCCTCCATGTTGTCCGAGATGTCCAAATCGTAAAGTCTGCATTTCACATGGTTTCCCCTTAGCTCCCTTTGTTCCAATTCCACGATTGTATGGAATATAAGTGATTGTGCAACAATCCATCTCCCAAACCATCTCAACAGAACCAAGAATTCCGTAAAACATCATAGATCTACGTGCATTTGGTGCATAGTTAAGAATAGTCATACTCAATTTGGTACCACTTTTGTACTTAAAATTGGCGACAAACGTGTCATGAATTGTCTTATCACTCATAAAGGAGTTTTTAGTCTTTGGATCGTACTCTTGGTAGTTTTCATAGAAATCGGGATCTCTCTTCAAAAGAGAGGGTTCAACAACCTCTCGGTTCTCTTCAATCCAAAAATCTTGATCACTGTAACCGAAAGCTTCGACAGGATATGATCCAATACACCAATTTAGTATATCGAGTGAGTGAACAATCTTCTCAACGAAATATCCACCACTAGTATCCTTGAAACGTCTCCATCCTTGATAGAAATGTGCTCCATGTGTGTGTTTGATAACATCGATTGCAGAGACTGTTGTTACGCGTCCAATCTTTGAAACTGTGTTCTTCAAAGCTTGGAAAATAGGACTGTGTCTCAACACAAATCCAGTTCGCAATCTCTTTTGAGGATAGTTGAAATCTTCTTCAGCCTTCTTAATTAAAAAATAATCGCTCATTTTCGTAATTATAGGTTTCTCAGAGAAAATATTAACATCCTCTTTCATTGCACGTACAATATGTTCTGTATGTGCAAAATTTGCGGTTCCAATGAATACTAAATCGTATTTTAGACCCCAAAACAGTTCCAAATCACTCGTAAACAAACAACCTAGATCACTTTTTGATGCCTCATCTGAACAATATTCCTCGTTATTATCGTAGACGCCCGCGACTTTGACATCATTTGCCAAAAATTGAGGTAACAACATCTTTACACGTCGACTGTATCCAATAATACCCATTTTAATCATAATACAATTTCAATATAGTATATAATATTATAAATTAATTTTCAATTTTTATTATTTGTAATTTGTTTTTGAGTTGTCTTCCAAATTCATATGATTACATATTAACATTCATTGCATTTCTCCATATTTCAGTAGTATTCATGACAGGAAACTGAGAACTCTAAGAAAAAGGGGCTTACAAGTTATACCTGACAATTCTTATCGGATAATTGTTTGAGACATAACGCCAACTCTCTATCAACATCTTTTTCAATATTTAAATTGGTTAAACTGAATATTCTGTTTAATGAATTGAATGTCTCCTCGAAAATACTATCATCATCGATATTATCAAATATCTTCTCTGTTAAAAGATCAACTTCACTCTTTCTCTTTTCAAACTTGTAAAGAAGAAGCTGATCGAGTGTTACAACAGAATTGTAAACTTTATTTGGACAAAAGAGAAGAACTGTTACTTTATTGCTATCATTACTATCAAACATTACACATCTGTCGTCATATGGCCGATTAAACTCACAACCCTCCAATCTCTTCTTATAATTACCATAAATATTCATTTGAATTGGATAATTATCATACTTGAACTGTTGTTTGATTTTAATATCGAGTTCATACTTAGTGTTCTCATCAACATCGACATTATAACCGAAATAGAAGAAACTATCTTTAGTTAACAGGTGGTGCTTCTTCTTGTAGGTCATACGGGATATAAAGTATTCACTATCTTCATTATCCATATCTAAAAGAAGTTTCTTGTCATAATCTTTCATATCAAACTCATTTATATCTTTTTGGACATTATTATTAAACGTTTGAGACATATAGTTCTGAGTTAAAGTATTATTGTTGCTTCCATAATTGAGATCACCGGTGTGTAAAAACCCCGATTCATTATTAATAAAAACATAATTAACACTTGGTATATGATGACTATATGAGTAGTGATCACTTAATTCTGCACGTTTCTTCATGTCTTGAATCTCCCGCATGTCTTGTGAACTTCCGTTTCCAGTTCGTAAAACATTCATTAATCTATCATATTTGTATCCAGGTAATACATTTTTCATATAGTACATAAAACTACTAGAGTACATATATTTTTTGACGTGATAAGTTTCTCATTCCCTCAAACGAGTTCCTCATAATATTTTATAACTTTCGGATTAGCAATTATCTTATTGTAATCTATATCCTTTATAGTCAACCCCTCTAAACTCCTAACACGCGACAGAACCACATAAACCTGTCCAAACTCAAAGATGCTCTTCCCAATATTCGTCGACACAAAATCCAACGACATTCCCTGTGACTTGTGAATAGTAATTGCCCAAGCTATCATAAGCGGTATTTGCACTTTCTCAATCCACGCCTTATTGTTACCCTCATATTTCCAAACATATTTCTGAATTGGTATCTCACGCTTGTCCAGAAACTTAACAATCGGCACTTTTTTCTCAGTGAACGCAACAATAATTCCTCTACTACCATTATACAATCCCTGTTCTGGAAAATTAGCGGTCACCATAACTTGTGAACCAACATTGAGTTCAATCTCATCCAAAATGCGGAAATTCTTATCAACATAGTTCTTAAGAAACATCTTATTTGCTTCACTGAGATCTTTTGAGTAGTTGTATGAACAAGTGTATGTATGTGATTCGCATCCACCTTGTTGTTCCTTCAACTGTTTTTCCTTCTTGTCGTTATAACTCTGAACAGAAGCTCGTTTGGAGTAGATGATAGTTGGTCTAATACCATCCTCATTCTTAAGTTTTGCACCTAAACGACTGTTCAATACAGTTCTCACATCTTCATCAACAATTCCTACTCTGATTTTATTCAACACTCTCTGGAAAGTCTCATCCGTCTGTCTCATAATATCTGTTAAATAGTAAGTCCCATCCAATGTAGTATCCCAATTTACCGCCTCAAAACAGAAATCCTTCTCCTTAACTGTTGGCAACTGACAAAAATCACCAAGAAGAATAAGTTGTAATCCACCAAAAGGTTCATTTTTCCTCCTAATTCTTCTACCCAAACAGTCCAACATCTCGAATAATCGGGGTGAAAGCATTGATACCTCATCAATAATAAGTATCTTAGCATTTCTCCAAACTTTACGCTTGAAATAATCATCTTTTATCTTCATCCAGTAATATTCGAATGTTTTGTCGGCAATTCCTACACCAGCAAAAGAGTGCAGTGTTGTTCCCCCAATTAAACTTGCAGATATACCAGTTGTACTTGTAATGGCAATCTCATCTCTCTTAATACCCAGTTCCATCGCCTTGGCAATAAAGTAGAAGATGATATATGATTTACCTGTACCACCTGGACCAGTTATGAACACATTTTTACCTTTAAGCATCGCTTTTACGGCTAATTCTTGTTTCTCGTTCAGCATAGTTGATTCGTTTTGCATAAATGATTATTGTTAAAGAATAATAATCATTTTTTATATTTTATTCATTGATTCAAAAAGTTATCTCTTTCTTCTTGATCATCTGCATCAATATTACCAATATTGTTTCGTTAATTAGTGAAGGCTTTTCTAGTAGATACTCCATGTTTGATTTTCCAGATAATATTTGATCTGCCAAATTTTCATGATTGAGGTACATAAACATATATCCCTTACGAGTACCAATACCAGTAAAAAATATTTTACCACTTTTTGTTATTATTATATCCTTATCCAAATCTCTATCATTGTAAACCAATCCAATTCTAATTATTTTTTTCATTATAGTTATAATACTCTTTTTCAAATTTTTTAATTCATCATCACTTATTTTTTTAATATATTTACCCAAGGGTTTTCCTTCAATAAATTCATATATGTATTTTGTATCTTTAATATTTCCATCTTTATGTACTATTACTGTGTCAACAAGTTTTGGTATAAACGATAATTTCGAAAATTTCTTCATTAATCTAAAATACTCAATATCTTGACAATTGATATATTTTTTACCCTTTCCACAAGGACTATATCTATCTCCTTTATAACTCTTTTCGAAATATTTTTTACCATTCTTTATAACAATAGAATTTACAAAATTACTATACTTTTTTCTTGGAAGTTTTTTGATAGTTCTGTATGTACTTTTCGATGATATTTTATATCCATTGTTTTTCAAATTTTTTATAAACGCGATGTTCTCCAAGTGCAACATCTTATCACATATACCGTTCTCTTCCAAAATTTTTTCAATAATTTTAAAACTATTTATTTGTTTACGTGTCATTTTATAATACTCTTTTATTGCTTTCTTGTATATTGAATCATTACAAATATCTTTTTTTTTTTTGATAATTTATCAAAAAATAAATTCATATTTTTATAAAAAAGATTCAAAAATGCATTAATCTCTATAGAATTAAATGGAAGTTTGATCATATATTATATATAAGATTTTATTGGCAATTTGGTTCAGCCTTTCCTTTGTACATCAATTTCTTACAATCTCTTGCACAACCTCTCTCACCATGTGGACACCCGAAAGAAGTTCCATCGCTTCCACACATTCCACAGAATCCACGATTACCACCATCCTCTCTCATGCATCTACATCTTGAATATGTCACTTGATATCCATCAGTTGAGTTTTCCATAGTTTTCTTAAGCATCTTTTTGATAAAAAGAGTTAGGAGAATTACCATTACAAGCATTGCCATAATGAGTATTGCCACTGATACAACCTTTGTTAGTTCGTTCATTATATATTTATCATACATAATTTATTGAATAAGATGGATATTATTTAACATCTATCTAAGCAAGAGAAACAATTTTTGAATGCTTGTTTTAGACTGAAGTTGTACTTCTGGGTCTTGTAGAGTTCTGTTTCCAATTTTCGGACTCGGTTTTTCAAATCATTATTATCCTTCATTAATTTGACTAAACTGTTCCTCTCTAAAAGTACCCATCCATCCAAGTCCATATCACTTGGTTTGTACAATATATCTTCATCTTTTATAACAACATCTTCCAAATTTTCAGTTTTCATATAAAAATACTAAACATATTTTATACGAAAAAATACCATAAAAAAGAGTTTTCGACAATAACTAATATGGATAATATACAAGAGTTCCAAGAATTCCTAAACAGATTTGAAACAGATGATGAAGGAAACCTCAAACAAAAGTCCTATAATATTGTATCTTCAGAATATTTTGCTGAGGAAACACTTGAGCCATTATACTTCCAAGAAGATCTCAAAGAGCTTATTAAAGATTTTTATTCGTACATTCAGTATCAAAAAGAATGTCTTAATACTGCAACTGAAAATTTAGAAAAATTAGTGGAGACTAGTCATAATATGAATAAAGAATGTGATGAGCTCAGTCAAGATAATGAAGCAAATAATGCTCTTACAAAGAAACTTATGGATGATGTAAGTGAGAGTACACCTTACACAATCCAGTTGGACAAAGTTTTCCTATACAGTTACATGTTATTATGTTGTTTATCACTGTTCGATTATTTAGGAATATACAGTTATGTTGTTAATGGAATGTTAATGTTGCCTGTATACTACTTCATTTTTGTATCTGGTGTAATGTATCTTCTCACATTAGGATTGTTAGGTACAACATTTATTCACATTGTGAATGTGTTCTTCCAAATATATTTGTACATGTTATTGAAGAGCAGAAGGGGTTTCACCTTTGAAATCGAGTAAGATAAACTGTTCCAGATGTTATATAAGGATTAAGAAGAACTGGTGCAACCATATGAAATCCACACATCAATGTCAATGGAATAAAAGCCTCATACTCATCTATTCTCCATCTTTCTGGAATAACTGGTAGACTAAGGATTATCATCATAAGTGTTGTTAAACCAAATATTATGTAAACATCCATGTGCTTTCTGATGGTATCACAGAAAACTTTGCAACGACTTGTTGATTCAGTTATCTCCTTTGATGTTGATCCCCAACTTATCTTTGAGTTCTCTTTTGAACAGAAGATGTAATTCATTACGACTTTGAACAAATGGTACTGAATACTTCCAAAGAATAAGATATATATCGGAATGTATTTTATATCATCAATTATAATCTTACAATACTTTTTCTTATCATATCTCATCTTCACCACAATATGTGATACAATACCCAAACCAAAAAAGAGAAGAACAACTTGTACTAAAACATCGATAGGTGACACTAAACCTTCCATACACTCTGGATACCAACCATACAGAAAGTAGTTAATGTAAACAATTAATATGGAAGATGCAATGGATATATATGAGCACAGGTAAGATATCAAGTTAATTTTTGAGGAGAAATCAATATTTGTTCTCAAATATCGACATATTGTTCTATTTATTGGACACGCTTTTGAACAACATATATCAGGAATAGATCCTAACATAATCTCACAAGATCCATAAGTGTACTTCTTGAATTTATCCAATTCGTCATCATAACTTAGGGAAACGCCTTCAACGAATCCATCGCCTGTATAAGTTACATATCTACCATAATATCCATTTTCAACCATATCCATAAACATCTTGAAATCCTCCGATACATTCTCCTCCGACCAGACTTTTTCATAGGTATACTCACAATCCTTAAAAGTTGCAACAATATCGTTTATCACACTTGTTGTACTTGTTGTTGTGATCTTATTCATAGCTTTCACTCTGATAATTGCATTGTGACCTATCAGTGGTGACATGTTGCCTCCTGCACAGGCTATGAAAATTGCGTACTCATTTATCAATCTTGTAAAATGTGAAATGAACGATTCCCAGAAACTCCTAGTTATCCTAAACGGAACTGTTAAATGTTGTGTGAATCCGAGATTATCATCTTCATCAAACTCTGTTAAAACATGGTCAAAACAGTCCAAGGGTATTCTACTATCAGCATCAACTAATAGAATAAAATCACCTATAACAAGTTCGCCATCCACAACAGTTTCACAGCCAAATTCTGACAAGAGTTGTGTAACAATTTTATTCACATCTGTGTAATTCGGGAGACCATACTCATTTCTCACTCTGTCAAACAGTTCACATATATTCATTGTGAAATTAAGATTACTGGCTTTCTTGAATTTACCTACTCTATTTTTCACAGGTCTTGCAACATATGCAATGTTGTTATCTCTATAAAATTGTACACGAATATTTTGTTCATCGTCACCTATACAATTTAAACCATCATCACTCACAATTATATTCACATCAATTACCTGATCATCTTCATAATACTCTCTACAAGCCATAAGTGAAAGTAATGTTGGTTTAATCACTTTTTCAAAACTCTCTTTATAAACTGGCACACTTATTGTAACAGTGTGTGGTGGTCTACTAGAAGTAGGTTCTGGATAATTGCAACTCATATACTTGTTGTTCTTCTTCATGAATGTTATTGGACAGAACATATTTATCACATTACTTATCAAAAAATTACCAGGAAACAGAAGCAAGAAGAATGTAAATGGGATCGGAATTAGCCAGGTATACTGATAAGTGAATGGAACAGATGTACAGTTGAAAACATATTCGGATGAATTGAAAAAATCTGTTAGATTTCGTCTCTGTAAATCGTATCCAACAACACCATAAATCCAAAAGAATATCACAATTAACACCAACATAATATTGAAAATTGTCATAACTCTATTTCTACTATTAACTTTACGTGTAGTCATTAATTGTACATTGTTAGTATCTTTTTATGTCCGCTTAAAAAGTAAACAATGTTATTCATTGAATGAATATAACTAATATTGATAATTTATATGATTTAACAACAACATACCAATATTCAAAATATTCTTGTGTGAAAGGAATGTATCCAGTTCATATGACATTCTCATATTTGGTGTTTTTTAGTGGTATTTTCTGTTTCATTACACGATTGCATCCTAAAATGCATTATGCACATAAGTGGTTGGGGAGAATTTATATTCTGTCGATGCTTTATGCAACTTCTTCCTCACTTTTGATTAACAATACCGGATTGCCACTTGGAGTTTTGATCTCTTTTGTTTATACAATGTGTGGATTGGGAATTGGGTGGATTCTGATTGTTATTCATCAGGAGTGGATGAGTGACAAAGCATTGAAAAGTTTGGAAGATAGTGTTGAAAAAGTAACAAAAGAGAGAATTTCTGAAGAGAAATTGAAGATTAATCGTGATTTAACGATTGTTCAGCGTGTATTCTCCTACAAGACATTTCACGGGGTTTTGATGTTGCTATCATGGATTAACATTGCTGGACGTGTATTTGTAACAAATCCAAATATTAATTTCACTTGTTACACGTATGCAGTATATAAATTTGGTGTATATAATCATAGTAACAACACATTGACACTTGTTCCACAAGAGAATCCAAATTATGATCGGTTGCCATGGGCGAACAATGAAGGTGGATGGGCTGTTTACCTCCTCGTTGGACCTGTTTTGTTCGGTTTGTTGGTAAGTATTATTTGGGCAGCTGGGTATAATGCTTGGAAAGATGGTGTATGTAGAACTTCGTCACAGCAAAAAAAGTGATTTTTATATTGTCGTGATGGATGTTTTGTTGAAGGATGTCATGAATCCGTTATTATACTTATTTACACCATTGAAGTTTTAAAATGGGACAAAATTATCAGTTTGCTATCTATCGTGTAATGTATTTGATGGCGAAATGAAATTACGATTGAGAACAAGAGCATTTCATGTTCTCAATTTGAGTGAGGATATTAAGAGATATGTTATTGAGGGTTTCATTTGAGTAATTCCAAGAGGTTCATCCATTGTTCTTTGTTATAAATACTCTTTTTATCTTTATTACTGTAAAATCTTGCTGAGTGATATTGGGTTTCATTTTCTGGCAATTTAATTTTTGAGTCGTCTTTTCGCATTTTCATACAAAACTCTATTCTCTCTTCTATCTCTTTATTCCAGTTTCCATTTGGAAATATTTTTTTCCATGCACTAGGATTACTTGTTTTATCAACATGTTCTTTACACAACATTTTTATAATATCATTCTTCTTCTTTTTAGTTTCTAATTCTTTTATCTTGTACTCAACACCCCAAATTGCTTTTTTCAAATGCTCTTTTCTATTGCCATTACTCTTTTTCTCCAAATGTTTTTTCAACTCTTCTTCTAACTTTTTTAAAGATTCAATATTGTCTTTTCCTCTCTCGTAATTCTTCAATCTTTCCTCATAATATCCATTGAGAAATCCGGTTTTGTGAAGTGCATACAATCTCTGTTCAACATAATTTTTACCTTCACCCTTCTTCTTTTCAATATGTTTGTCATAATTCTTACCACCTCCAATAAATCTCCACTTCCACTTCTTCTCCTTTGGATAATAAACATATCCAGCAACTCTCCCATTTTTCAACACTCTCTCCCCTTTCACACGCATTCTATACTTTATTAAATATATAAATACCAAACCATATGTGAGGTATATGTTTAGACATACAAATGCCCAACCGCAAAGGTGGCATTTCTACTAAACGTACAAATGCCCAACCTCAAAGGTGGCATTTCTACTAAACGTACAAATGCCCAATATAATCGAACTTATTGGCTCTACTTTTAACTTCACTATTTGAAGCAAACATTTTAAACGCCCCATCCAAATCCTCTTGTGTAATAACCTTTCTAAGTTTTGGATCTTTACCAAATACTCTCTTTGCATGAGCAATCTTCGTGAAACTCCATAAAGTTTCCATATCTCCTCCTGAGTATGGAAAATAATCATAATTTTTCTTGAAAAAACAAACTTTAACCTTAGTTGCATCATCATCAGATAGAGTCCATTTGTCATCACCAACCATTTTCTCATAAATCTTCTTCAGATCCTCTGGTGTATACTTATCAGTTGAGAATCTATATGGAAAACGCCTCATCAATCCTGGATTGTGACTGAAGAATGTCTCCTTCAACTGTTTCTTATAACCTCCCAACATAACCGTCACATCCATCTCTGTCAAATTCTGATTAATCAAATCCACACAAGCCTTTGAGAAACTATCTGGTCGCTCCTTACTATTACCAATACTATAAGCCTCATCTATGAACAATACACCACCCACGGCTTTATTAAATATTGCCTGTGTTTGTTTCTCAGTGTGACCAATATATGCTCCAATTAAATCAGATCTCTTAGCCATAATGAACTTATCATTCTTAACAACTCGCAATCCTTGATATATCTTCGCCAAAATCTTCGCAACTTCGGTTTTACCTGATCCAGGTGGTCCTTCAATAATTGTGTGCATCATCTTAATCTTATTCTCCTTTGCAAGAAAGTTCTGTAAATGAAAGAAGAATAGTTCCAAAATACTCTGCTTGATAGATTTCATACCAATCATAGCTTGTAGCTCTTTCAATGCTGGAACACATCTGTTAAGCGTCTTCAGATTGATGACATACTTTTTAGGAGATTCAGGATCATAGGACTCACCTAATTTTATAATATCGTCCAATGTCTCAATTTTCATCTCAATCTCATAAAGTTTATCATCAGTCTCAAAATAATCATTGTCATCTGTTTTGTCGTCTTCTTCCCCATTATTTTTTAGTGGAGGTATATGTGGTGGATTCAAAATGATTTCGAACAGACTTCCAAAACTTGTTGGTGGATATGGAGGAGGTTTTTGAGGTGGTGGAGTCTCACTTCTTCTGCATCTCTTATTGTTATCATTATTAGATCCTTTTTTCCGTTTATATTTTCGCTTTCGATTATTTCCAAAACTACTGAACATTATTTTAGACTATGTCTGAATATTTTAAGTATATATTTTTAGCGAATAATAAAATGTAAACAATCTATATAATGGATATTTCAATTTCGAAAAGAAATGTCAATCACATCAGAAGATTACAGAATATCACAAAGTTGAAATTAGAGTATTTGAAAGAATTGAATGAGGAACTCAACAGTGTTTATACCAGCATATGCTCTGTTATGGGAAATTTGGATGAACATATTTTTGCAAACAAACTCATAAAGAAAGAGAGGTACAACATATATGTTGAGAAGATTGAGAGAGTTTTCGAAAAGTATAAAACTGTTCCAAATCCCGCAAATATCAACACCATAAATAAACTTGGCAAGAAGAATTTGAGATTGATTGTCAATGATATGTTTGAACAGTTGTACATGATATGTGAAGACATAGGTGCTTTCTGTTGTTCAGACGTTATATCAATATTGAAGATGGAGAGAAATGGATGGTATAAGAGTGTATCATCACAATACACAAAACTCATAAATTTCTATGATAGATTCTTCATACCAACAACATCAAAAATTATAAAAAATAAGGATGATATAAATAAAATATATTCAATTACTAAGATCGAACATAATGATCTACCTTTTGCAAAAAAGATGGATAAAACTGGATTGAGTCTATTAGAGAAGGTTGATGGTGCGGTTGTATACTTCCCACTCAACTCACAACTTATTATGATAAGTGGATATTTTAAACAAGATCCAATCAATATAACTCGTCACAATGGAACTTTCGGTCACAAATTGGAACTATTGAATGCTGATACTGACTATCTCGATATACCGGATCAGTTCAAACAGAGATATATTGAACAATTGTCCCTCCGAGATTTCATAATTTTAACTAATAGAGAGATTATCTTACAGATTAAACGAAGTTATGATGAACTTAAAAAGTACAAAAACAAAACTCTCTCATCACTTGTCAATGAATTTGTCAAAGGAACTGTTGAGAAACAGAGAAAGATTATCACTCTCTTCCTCATGTCAACAGATGAAGATCAATTCAAAGCACAGATCATATTCGATCTCATATCTGATAACTCTTTAGTGTTCCAAGCAAAACCCCACGCAGAACAAATATATAACTCTCTCCATTGGAGTATCAAGAAGAATTTCAAGGTTGTTTTGAAGAACATTCAAGACAAAAAGAGAAGATTGGAGTCAATCAGTTATAGTGATATTCCATATGAATCTCGAATTGTTTCTATGAAAGTTCCAAACCATATTATTAAGAAAGCCATGGACAAGTTGAAAGAGTTTAAGATTTCAAAAGAGAATGGTGGTAAGGCTAGACAATATCTCGATGGTCTATTGGATATTCCGTTTGGTTATTATCACAAGGAAGATATCTTCACATTCTTCAAGGAGTATTTTGACAGACTTGAGAAGTTTATAACAATAACTAATTGTAGAATAGATGACATAGATAATGACGAACTCAATGTGTTGTTACAAGATATTGTTAACAATTACTACACAATCATTGAGAATTACAATGAGGGAACTGTTAGCAATTATATTAAATACTTAGAGAAGGATGTTGTGAGATTCAGAAAGTTTGTATCTATTAAGGAGGATATTGCACATATTGATGATAAAATTGTAGAGAAAATAGATAGTATTATCAATGTTGAAGAAGATATTGAGGAAGAGGTGGAAGTGAAATCTGACGATGTGGAGATGTATAAAAAGAGTCTCAAAGAGTTAGAATTTTATAACAACATTAAAGATACATTAATTGGTAATGGTCTTTTAACTGATAATCATGCTACATTGATATCAGAAAAGTTGGAAACAGTTGAGAATAGAATTGGATTGGGAAATGATAAGGAGGATGATTCCAATGATGTGGATAAGTTTGTGAATTACACGTTCTTAGAGATAATAAAATTGATTAATGATTGGAACAATTACAAAACAGAGAAGAAGAATTATATGAAAACTGTTGAATCAACACTTGATAAATCTGTTTATGGACACAATGAAACAAAACAGCAGATTAAGAGAATTGTCGGTCAATGGATAAATGGTGAGATGGAAGGACAGATATTCGGTTTAGTTGGACCACCAGGTGTTGGTAAAACTACAATCTGTAAGAATGGATTGTCCAAATGTTTAGTTGACAAGAACGGTGTTAGCAGACCTTTCGCATTTTTGGCTCTGGGAGGAGCGACAAATGGATCTTATTTAGTTGGTCACAATTACACGTATTTGGGATCTAGATGGGGAAAGATTGTTGAGATTCTGATGGAGACGAAGTGTATGAATCCAATTATCTACATCGATGAGTTGGATAAAGTCAGTAGAACAGAACATGGAAAGGAGATTATAGGTATTCTCACACATATGACAGATCCAATTCAGAATAAGGAGTTCAATGATAAGTATTTCCAAGGTGTTAATATAGATTTGTCAAAAGTGTTGTTCGTTTTCTCATATAATGATAGATCATTGATTGACAGAATTTTGAGAGATCGTATTCAAGAGATACGTGTCGATTCATTGTCAAAACGTGAGAAATTAGTTATTGCCAATAGATATTTGTTACCAGGTGTTTACAAGAGTGTTGGATTCTCACAAAGTGATATTATTTTCAGTAATGAATTAATATCCGATTTGATAGATGATTACACTTATGAAGCAGGTGTGAGAAAGTTGAAGGATATTCTGTACGACATTGTTAGAGAGTTGAATTTGAAGAAGATTGTGGAGGATGATGTTGAGATACCGATGGTTATAACTCGTGAATTTGTAGATGATGTTATGTCAAATAAACCTAGAGTCCAACGAAAGAAGATTGCAAAGAAACCTATGATTGGAATGGTTAATGGTCTATATGCAGATGATTCTGGTGTTGGTGGGATAACACTTATAGAGGTAACAAACACTCCAACTGATAAGAAGAAGTTATGCATTGAGGAGTTAACGGGATCTCAGGGTGATGTAATGAAAGAGAGTATGAGATGTGCTTTAACATTGACTGCGAACTTATTGCCACAAGAAGTCAAAGAGAATTTGGAGGATAATGGATTACATGTGCATTGTCCAGAAGCGGCGACACCAAAGGATGGTCCATCTGCTGGTATAAGTATCACTACTGCGATGATTTCGAGAATTTGTGGAATATCTGTGAGAAACACAATTGCAATGACTGGTGAAATCGATATTCACGGAAATGTTCATAAAATTGGCGGATTGGATGCAAAATTGAATGGGGCTTTGATGGCAGGTGTTAAGAGAGTGTTGATACCTATCGATAATAAAAAAGATTATGACAAAATATTGGAGAAAGAGGCTGAGTTTGAGTTGAGTAAGACGTTTGAAGAGGATAAAACACTCAGTGTTAAGAAGAAATGTGTGTCAAAAGACTTGGATGTGAAACTTGTTAAAAATATTCACGAAGTGTTAAAATTTGCCTTAGTAAAACACGATATTAAGTTCAATAAGGTTGTTTAAGTGTAATCCACCAAATATTTAAAGAGAGTGGGATATTGTTATTTATTAATGAGTGATATTATAATTGGATTGCAATACGGTGATGAAGGGAAGGGTAAAATTACTAAGGCATTTATTGAAGAAGGTGATTACACTCATTGTGTTAGATTTAATGGCGGACCCAATGCAGGACACACTATCTATTTTAATGGAAATAAATTAGTCACACATCAAGTACCAACAGGTATTGTACATGGATTGAGATGTATTATTGGACCATGTTGTGTAGTTGACATTGAGAAGTTGGAAGGAGAGATTAAGATGTTGGAAGATGCAGGTGTTGTTGATGTGAGAAAAAATTTGAAGGTTGCTTACAATGCACACATTATTTTTCAGAAGCATATTGATGATGATATTAATAATGATGTTGCTGGGTCTACGCAATGTGGAATAAGACCTGTTTATAGGGATAAGTACAACCGTTGTGGAACAAGGGCAGAGAAGTATGAGAATATTTGTGGATGTGAAATTGTTGATTCATATAAGGAATTGTCTGAGGAGAATGTGAAGGTTCTGTTTGAAGGTGCACAGGGATTTATGTTGGATATTGATTGGGGACATTATCCATATGTGACATCATCACATTGTACGAGTGGAATGATTACATCTTGTGGATTCCCATTTCAACGTGTTGGAGAGGTTGTGGGTGTTGCGAAAATTTATGAGACTTATGTTGGAAATATGAAGTTTGGGCCAGAAGGTGATGCTGATCTGGAGCGACTTGGAGTGCTTGGTGAAGAGTATGGTGCGACAACTGGTCGAAGGAGACAATGTAATTGGTTGAATTTGGATAGGTTGAATAAAGCATTGGCAATTAACAGTGTTACACAGTTAGTGATCAATAAGTGTGATATTATTGAGAAACTTGGTGTTTATAAACTTTATCATGGTGAACAGTTGATAGAGTTTGATAATTTGAAAGATATGCAGGATTATGTTTTGAACAATGTGAGACTTGCTGTTGAGAAAAACAATTCTAAAATAGTGTTTTCTGCTAGTAAAGATTCGATATAATCACTCAAATCTTTTGGAATTTTTGATAGTTAATAGAGTAAGTTGTTCTGGATCACCAAAAACAGCTTCCCCAAAATCGATTATAGTGATGCAACCTGTATGGAGATCAATATATATATTTCCAAAGTTCATGTCATTATGAGCCAATCCATTCTCTCTGAAATATTCTATAATTTTTAAAATTTCAGGAAAGAAACTTTTTTGTAAACTTTCAGGGTTCACTTCATTTAATGGAATACCTGCGGATTTTTCCATTAATATGAATATAGACCAACAATTTGTATTATCTTCCATTATTTCAATAAATTTTGCAAATTGGGGATTGTTATGATATTTATCAAGAACATCTTTTATAAAATTTATTAAATTATCGTTTTTAACAATGTGCCAAACCAGAATTTTAGGAACATCGAATTCTCTACTTTTTACTGCTAAATGATGTGCATATTGTTGTGCAATAATCTCATTAACTCGTTGTCTATCCTGATCCTTTATAATATTACTACTAAGTTTATCAGATCTAATTCTATAATATATTTTTACAACATATTTAACATTAAAAATAATAATTATTGTTAAATAAGATCCTCTCTCCTTCATAATTATATTATTGACTGTTAGACCATTAAGATCCAACAACTCTCTTGCATCATTATTGAATCCTATATATTTTGGTTCTAATTTTGATACATTTATTTTGGTACATTCATTTTTCCTTTGTTCACCAACATCTATTGTCAATTTCAATCCTTTTCTTCTTGGCATATATAATATTCTCAACATTTTTATTTACTATGAAATTTAATCATAGCATGCTCCACCATCTCCGGATATTCATAAAGAGCTTTAGTAGTTGACAAGTAAGGTCTATGATATATAATCAAACCAGGACCAAACAAACGACAATAATCGTTAATCTGGTTTAAGTATAACGAAACCTCTGCTTCGTCACTCAACCCATCGAATATTACACAGTTCTTACAATCAATCCACTTGACAATATGTCCATTTATTTTAATTGGACTATTTGGAAAATAGAAGTCAGGAGTTCTGTGATGAACCGGAGCTTTGTAACTCTTCGCTGCTTTCACATTCTCTTCCGCCAATTGCTCCTCTGTTTTGTACTCATCACGCGGAACACCAATGGAATCGAGAATATCTTGAACTTTGTCCTCAAATCTCTTCGCATTCTCTTTCCTCTTCTTTCTCTGCTCTTCAGTCTCAACCCTCTTGCTTTTGAGCTTCTTTGGCTTGTTGTCCGACTTGTCTACAGAAGATTTTTTAGAATTCTTTACTTTCTTAAGTTTAACCTGAATATTTTTTTTCTTCTTTGCATTCTTCTTTTCATGATCTTCAGACTTTCGTTTCGACATAATCATTCGATATATCTTTTTTGAAAGATTATCCACATATGGATTTCCAATAGTAGCCAAATCATCAAGGAACTCCTTCATATTTGAGTATCTATCAACAACTTCATATATCCTCTTAACAGTTTCTGCATCGACCTCTTGATCGAATATATCTGCTGTTGTAATATCGTACTTTATAGGTATATTGCTCCAGTCTTTCAAACCATCCGTTATGAGTTTTGCATCCTCTCTGGATTTTTCCAAAAGATCATTGTACATCTTTGTTAACTGCTTCTTCTCATATTTATCACGTATATTCTTGTCATTGATATCTCTCTTCTTCAATTTATCAAGTTGTTCATTCATTATATTGCTCCACTCTTTGCTATTGCTATCGCTGACAACTGTGCTATCGCTGACAACTGTGCTATCGCTGACAACTGTGCTATCGCTGACAACTGTGCTATCGCTGACAACTGTGCTATCGCTGACAACTGTGCTATC